TGAAAGTCTCCTGAAATAAGATAGTTTAGTGCATATGATCCTGTTGAAATCCAATCAGTAGGATCGTTAAATCCAGCACTCATGCCTGAGATACTTTTAGTTAAGTCCTTGCGGAACTTGCTTACATCAAATGATTTAGCCATGTTTTCTCCTAAAAAGCTGTAAAGTAGAGCAACTAAAAAGGGTTGCTTTTTAAAGATGCAACCCTTTTATGTTTGCTATTAACCTTGACGTGAACGGATCATTGCAAGAATGTCTTGTGCGCCACCGCCTGCTGCGGGTGCTTCTGCTGCCGGTGCTGCTGCTTCTTCAGTTGACTTAAAAGGAATGTCACTTGTTTCTGCTACTGGAGTCGGCGTTACTGGAGCACTTTGGCTTACAGCAGTTGCTTGTGGTGATGCTGCTTTTTGCGGATCACCTGTACGTGCTTGCATGCCTGCAGGACGGAAGTAGTTACTCCAACGTTCTGCATCATATGCTTCGCCATCTACTGATGCTTCAAACATTTCTTGCATCACTTTAACAGCAGTTGCATCTGGCTTTTTAGGAAGGAATTCACTTAGGTCAAACAACCCATGTGTATTCACTGCGGCCATTTCTGCATCACCTAGCGGACGCTCACGACGTGCCCAATTACTTGTGCCGTAGTCTGCATAACCACCTTTTGATGTTTTGTTAAGACGGAAGTCTACACCAGCAGTATAATCTGTTGGCAATTCTTCCATGTCCGGATCCATAAGAGCTGCTTTAATGATCTGGAAAATTTGCGGACCAATAATAAAGCGTCGAATTGGATTCTCTGGCGCTTCATCTGTAGTCAACGGATTGTCTGTAACAAACCCTTGGAATACATACGAACGCTTTTTCCAATACTTACGACCCATATCTTCTAGTGTAGGATCTTTAAACCAACCACGTACTTCGTTTAGAATGTTACATGTTTCGCCGTACATTTCCATACAAGGAATTTGTACTTGTACTGGACGCGAGTCAGTTTCACCTTTAACACCTGCGAACGGAAGTTTGATCATCAAACGTTCTGCCCAAAAGAAAGTGTTATCGGCGTTGCCGTCAGGAAGGAAACGGAAAGTTGCGCTTTCGCCTTCTTTAATGTTCCAGAATGGGTAAATTGGGTTTGGACCAGTTGGTCCCTGATTGCCGCCTGCGCGGGCTTCTTGTTCTTTGAGCTTTGCTCGGATTTCTGCTAATGATGCCATAGTGCCTTTTCTCCTATATAATGCCTATATGCTTTGTAGCTACATTGCTACTGTGTGCCTTATTATTTGCAGCACAGTTATTAGTATAACATCGCTACAACTTTTGTCAAGTCTTTTTTAAAGAAAAAGAAATAAAACTTATGAGTGTTAGCAGATTAACGTAAACCTGCTAACTCTCTCATTCTGTCATAATCGTCGTTTATTTTGTGTGCTGTGCCTTTGCTCATCTTTACAGGGTGCATTTTGCCTGATCCTTCAGGATATTCAAACTCTGTTTTGTGTGCTCTTGCGGCAGCCGCAGCTGCCTGTGTAAAGTTTTCGTCTACTTCATCTTCCATCTGCTGTGGTTGTGTGCGCATTTGGAACTCTTCAAACTTTGCAGTCACTTGTTCAATAAATGCCTTAGCAGGTTCTATGAACTGCTCGCCGTAGTCTTTTTCGATCATTGTCAATACTGCTGTTTCGCCTTTAGGAAACACGCCATTTTCACGGTCAAAGTAACTAAGAATGAATTCGCCTAATGGTGTCTTTTGTTCTTCTGATTCCACTGCTTCGTCTTCTTTTTTATCAAAGTTGTGTGCATCTATATACTGCATTACAGGATACAAAGTGTTTACAATTTGATTACCAAAACGTGCGTTTTTTCCTGACCCTGGCTGAGTTTCTAATTTCTTTGCTTCGCCACGTAATGTCATCATGTCATCAATTGCTGCTTTGAAGTTTTTATCGATGCCTTGAAATTCATTTGTATTTGATTCGATCCATGTATATACATCCCATGTATCACTAACATATTCGTTTGCTAGATTACCGTCGTACTCATCATCGCCTGTTTCAATCTTTTTGCCTTTGCCACGTAATACGCCTAGCGCATCACTTGCATCTTTGCTAGTTTTAATATATGCTTCTTGTACATCGTCTTCGTTTGTGTCACATTCGCAAGGTGCGCAATTACATTCTTCGCACTCTTTTGCTTCTGCAAACTGACCCATCATTTCTTCAAAGCCTTGCTCTAGTTCTGCTTCTTCCGGGATGCACGATCCTTTAGAACCACGAGTTGCACCTGGCTTCTTTTTCCAGCCATCTCTGCATTTGTCATAAATTTTACTATTGCCGTGCTGCTCGCCTTCGTCTACTAAGTCATCTGGACCTAGAGATTTTGCTTTGCTGGCCTCACTTACTAATTTATAAATGTAAGGAAATACATCTGCTAGTTCTTCATTAAACTGTTTGATAGTCAATTGGTCAATCCAATTTTCTGCAACATCTGCAGGTACATCTTCCATCATTGGTGTTTCAAATGCTGCAAATGTTTCTGCATAGTAAGCTGGCTTTTGCAGCGACTCAATTGTTTTCTTAACTGTAGCAATACGTTCTTTAACGACATCTACATATCCTGCTAGACTTTCTGCCATTACAGCACTGCGTCCCATATAGTTTTTAAACTTACGCAGTTTGCCCATTTCTTCTGACAACCCTACAATGTGTTTACCAAAATCATCATAAGCGTTTCCGCCTTCGGCAACATGTCTTGCCATTGCTCTTGCACCGCTTAGGTGTTTGAATGGATAACGGAATCTTTCGCCATCAGCACTTTCAATATAAATTTTGCCAATTTTTTGTGTGCGTCCTGTTGCACTTTCTTGATTAATACTTTCTGTGTGCTTAACTACAATACGTGCTTCGCCTACTTTTTGATAGCTAATACGGCTAGTGCCATAAAGTTTTGATTCTGTCATTTGTCCGTCCTCAGGGGTTTTCGCTAAGAATTTATAATCTCTTTTTGTTAAATTTGACTTTGTAATATCTCTTATACTATAATCAAGCATGCGTTTTTTACTAAACACACGCAGTTCTTTTAGAAAATCATACCAAGATTCTTTAGTCTGTTCGTCTTGCTCTTCCATAAAATCTTTATGATAGATAACAGTTAGACCTTCGTCTTCGCTAATAGCAACACTTACTTTGCCTAAACCATTGTAATCAAAATCAAAGAAACGTGCCATTGTTGGCTCGTTGGTAACTGTTCCAGTCTCGTCACCTATTGTAACTTCTGGAAAACGTCCTCTTATCTTGTTAAAAAGGTCTTCGCCTATTTTGTCAAATTCTTGCATAATGTATTTATCAACTCTTTTAATAGTTTGAACTTATAAAGATAGGCATAGGTGCTTCATAATCTTCCATATCTTCAGCTTGTGTAAATGTGTTATATATTCTCGGATCCCAATCTTTGAGTACTGCCATCATTCTTAATGCCAATAGTGTAGCACTTACTAGGTCGTCACCCATACCACTTTTTGCTTGGAAACTACTCCCAGTTGCGACATATCCTTTGAGTTCCGAAATCAGTGGTTTACTGTGTAATGTCATTTTGTCGCCTTCGATCATAGTTTTAAGTCTACTACAGGCTGTAATTTTAGTACCATGCGTGGTGTTAAACCCTTTGCGAAACTTGCGTACATGTCCTTTACGCATTGGTTCACTTACGAATAACCCTGGAATGTTTTCTTCGCCGAAGTCATTAATAACAAGCAAGCATGCTTCGCCAATACCATTATTTTCAACACTCCAGTAGATACCATTAGTATTGTTAGTTTCTTGTTGCAAGTACTTGCATATATCTGCAAGTACTCTTATTTGTCCAGGTATTGCAGTTTGGTTATGTTGCCACTCTGCTACTTGTTCATAACTAGGCAATTCAAATACCTGAATAGCAGCGTTGTCGCCGCCGGTACCCATACTAGGATCAAGTGCTACTGCATATGTATATTGCGGTGAAGGTTTTTTATACCAGCGTGTTTGTCCCATATTAAGCACAGGACTTGCACCTTCCATAGTAGCAAGTTTAAGACTATTGATAAGTGTTTCATCAAATACTAAGAATTCACAACCGTATTCACGACGGAATTTCTCTTCACCAATACGTCCAATTTCTTCTTCTTTCCATTTGTCGTCGCGATCTGGATGTTCGTCCCATTGTGCAACAAAACTATGAAAGCCGTTTGATCCTAGCTCTTGCTCATTGCCGTGTGCATCAAACTTGTCTTCTGCTTGTTTCCAAATAGTAGCAAATGTATCTTCATCACTGTTAGGTGTGCTTGTAATAATAGCACGACCACCTGTTGCTAGTGTAGGCGAAATTGAAGTCCAAAACTCTTCAGCAATGTTGGGTTGCACAAATGCAAACTCGTCACAGTACAGTAGCGAGATACTCATACCACGTCCTGTGTTGCCCGTTGTTGTTTGTGCTACAATACGACTTCCGTTTTCAAACTCAATTGATTGTTTGTTGTACGATGTAACACCTGCACGTATATGATCTGGACACGTTTCATACACAAATCGTATGCGTGACATAATTTCTTGTGCTCCTGTATATTTGTGTGCAGCAACAAGAATAGTTTGGTCTGGATTAAACATTGCATACCATGCTAGATAGATACTAGCACATGTAGTTTTGCCTGTTTGTCTAGGCATCATATTGATATTAAAGCGATAGTTATGATAACTGTGCATCAAACGTAGCTGATATTCAAAAGGATCAAACAATAGTTTGCCTTTTACAGGATGTTGAATGTATGCAAACTTTCGAGCAAAGTACAAATACCCCTCGTCAGGATCCATACATTTCATTA